CTAGCTTGCACTTGCGGGCTTGCACTTTCGTTACCTCGAGCGACCGTGCGCGTCCACGAGAATGGAGGTTTCGCTAGGGCACGGGCGTGGTGCACTCTGCGCGGTGGGAACGCGTGGCTCGGCGGATCGTAACAGAGGCCGGCTTCGCTGCCACCGCCTATATCTCCTCACAATCCGCAAAAGAGGTGCTATGCGTCCGTCATGACTCTGCCACTGTAAAGGCTCTTGGAGTCTTCTCCGCGGCCCGCTGGCGTTTTCTGCTGCGGCTGACGAAGCTTAACGCGCGAGTCCTATATGAGTACCTCCACCAGCTGCAGGTTAGGTGCGGACTCCATCACACGCCCGTCGCGAACCCATACGTTGTATGGAACGCTGGTTCCGAGCTGCCCCATTGCCCTCATCTGTCGCCCATCGTAGGTGGTCAGACTGCTAGTCCCGTCAGAATTGTGAGCGGTGACGGTAGCGAGCTGGCGTGGCCCAGCACCGAGCAGCCCATCGAATTGATCCCACAGTTCAGTCCGCATCGGTGTAGTGCCTTTCCAAGGTGATGGTCTGCTCGATGACAAACGCGCCGTCGCCTGCCCTAGCTTCGGTTCGCACAGCCGTGCACAGACCGTGCCAAGTACCCTCTTCTCCAATCACCTCCACCAAATCCAATGGAAGCACCCGCCCCGTCTCGCCCGCCCTTACCGGACTGCTGAAGAGCGGAATCACGATGTCGATAGACGCCTGCTCCCCGCGATCCGACAGGATGTTTCGTCCACGCTCGGCGCCGGCGGCGGCGGTGCTGATCAGTGGACTGCTGACTTGGGGCGCAAACGACTGGCCGGCTTCTCCACTTCGGCGAACCTTGCAGGTCACGCCCTTTCCCGTCAGCTCACCGGTCACCACGACCGCGTCATAAAGCGGAGCGCTGCGCACCTGCAGACTCTCATTGGTGACAACGTCCTCATGGATCACGTGAGCCGGAGTACGCTCCTTCCAGTGCCACGGGCTCTCTGGATAGCGCGCGCGAATGCGCAGCAGTCGGTCGGCAGGGTCGGACTGCACCACACCGCCACTGGCCTCGGCGAGGCGGCTGATGGCATCCAGTGGGGCCGTGGCGTCGTAGAACCAGGCGCCCGCTGGAACCACCCAGTCCACCGTGTCGTAGGACGCTGTGAAGCCGGTGTCGGCCAGCTCCTCGTCGACCAGCTGTGCAACGGTTCTGTCTTCGGTAGTGACTTTTACACGAGCTGGCGCGTAAGGCGCGGCCAACACCGCTGAACGCGATCTCCCCGCCAGATTTATGCCATTGCTCGCCCACTCTCGGCGGCTGCTGTAGCTCTCAATCAGCGCCGTCCACGTATACCCGTTGAGGGTCACCTCTACTTGGCGGGGCCCCGCCGCTGAGGGCTTCAGCAGCGCAAGGTGAGCCACATCGGCCAGCTCGAAGTCGAAAGTCGAACCCCACGTGTCACAACTGGAGCTGATCGTCACTGACGACACTTCAATCGGGGTCCGGTCCGGCAAGCGGACAACAGAAATACTGTTGATCACAACGTATGTCCTTTGATGCGGGCGCACCACGTAGCACGCAGCCACGCCCAGATTTAGAGGTGCCAGTCCACGAGCACCCAGCGGCAGGCACGAGAGGTTCAGCCCGATCCGGTTACCAGGCAGGGTGGGCGGATCCGGATCAGGCTCTGGCGGCTTGACTGGCGGCCGAACGATCCACGGCAGCGGCTTGGCCAAGCCCCACGGCATATCGCGCTTTACTGCCCATCGCCCGGGTAACTGCCACGGTATTCCATGTGCTTGGCGTGTCTGGCCGGGCTGCGCCCAGCGCAGGCCCAACTTGCGGGAGGCGGCCGGCAGCGAGCCATACGGCAGCTGCCAGTCGGTATCAACCGACTCACTGGCGCGCCAGCGCAACGACACGCCCCTTCGCTCTCGCGCAAGCCCCACCCAGCCGATTGAGTGACTCGCCCGGAGCGCCCCCATCGACCCGGCCCACATCAGTCTGACGCTGCCGATGGCGCTTCCGGCGGTGGACCAGGGCAATGCCGCCAACGAGGCAGCAGCAGCCTGCTGCTGCCTCCAGGCCAACGACGCACCGCTACGTCCGTTGTCGGCCTGCCTCCATTGGACGGTGGAAAGTCGGCCCAGGCGCTGCGCGCCTTGCCACCGCAAGGGCACGGAGTTGCGCAGAGGCTCCACGGTGGGCCCGGGCGGATCCACTTGGGCCCAATCCACGCCCAGGTTCAGGCCGACGCGCTGGCCCGTCGCCAGAGGTAGCGGTCCGAGGTTGAGCGCGACATGAGTGCCGTCGACCACCACTGGCTACTCCTCCACCGCCGGTCGCACCCAATCCTGGACAGCCGCGTTCTGCCGCCCCGAGTCGTCATAGCCGACCACGGTCAGCACCAGAGCTGGATCGAGCCGGTCGAGCCGCCATGTGCCATCCGGCTTGCTGAGCACGCTCGCGATGCAGTTTGTCGTGCCCCGGTCAAAGACCAATATGCGCCCTTGCGCTGGCTGGTTAAGGATGCGGAAGCGGCCATCAACTGCATCGGGCTCGGAGGCCGAGGGACCCTCACCGGCGAGGAAACCCTTGCCCGCGTATGCCTGAGCGGTGGAAACAAGCGCACCAAAGCACGCTCCACCGCCCAGCGTCGCCCATTTGACCGGTGACGCGCGAAACCCGAATTGGATCGCAACGATGCTCATGGTTCACCAGGCGTTTGCGATGTCGATCAGCACCTGACCGTGGTACGTCTCGCTGTAGCCGGTCGTGTCAATTATGTACCCCTTCGCCAAGAGCTGAGTTCCGGCCGGCAAGCCACCCACATCGCTCACCACTGTCATCTCTGGGAAGGGTCGACGATGGACTGGAGCGTAAAGCCCAGGCAGGAACCCGCGCGGCGCGTAGGGACCCTCGAACACCACCACAGGTGCGTACAGCAGTCCGTTGTTGACCGCGTAGGGATATGGGGGATATTGGGACGAACTACCGAAGGAACCCGAGCTATACAACCCATCTGCCGACAGGCCGCATCGTATAGCTCCCGGAACTGCCGCTGAGTTGCGGCCAATGAAGCACGAGGTGGACGTGTCAGAAGTGAAGCTGTTGCTCCAACCGCTCTGGCCCCTGAGACCATATCCGATGCTGCTCGACAGCTCATTATCCGAGCCCTTGTAAGACACTACATAGTGGTGCTTGTCCCCGGGCTTCAGCGAAGTAATATCGCCCGCGTAGTGCGGATGCATCGCCCCGCCTCCGTACTGCGCGAACTGCCCGGAGGTATCCACAAATAGATAGAAGAACCTTTCATTACCCACAGCCACCCACGGCCTAGCCTCGGCCGTTGCGGCTGAGGACTTGTCCCAGCGTGAACCAGTCGGCTTAAGTGAGGTTGCCGGGGTGGGATCCGAGCCGTTATCGATATCCGACATGGTGGCGAATCCGCGCAGCAACGCTGAACGCTGAGCGGTATCGTCCAGCCTTAGGAAAAATCCGGTACCGATAATGGATGCGTTTCGGAAGACCCGTACGTTTGAGCCGGTGAAGGCCTTGGTCCAGCCCATACCGGGCTTTTGATTGGCACCAATGCCGTAGCCGTCAACCAGCAACGCATCGAGCAGCATGGCCATCGCGCCGGGCTGGCCGGAAAGCTGGGGTGCACCCGGATCGGTGCTCTTGTATACGTTAGGGATCAAGCTCATGCGTTATCTCCTGAAATGTTGCCAACGACCATGAAACGGGTGGAATCAACGATCCCTTCGGGTGCACCAGGAAGGGTCGTACGAACCATCCAAACCGGGGCCAGGCCACCAACAGTGTTGAACCGCACCACGTTGTTGGTAGCCCATCCAGTTCCCCAACCCTGGCGGCGAATCGTGAAGTAGGGGCGATTGGTTCGCGGATTCAGAGGTGCACAGTCCGCGCTGATGCTTCCAGTAGTGATCACACCCACCGTTTCACCCATCACCTCAAACTGCGTGGCGTTGGTGAATCGAATTGCCCAGCGCTCAGTGATGGTGTCGCTGTTGGTAACCAGGAGAGGAAAATCCGTGTCGTTGTAGGTACCCGGCGCCGCGCTGCCAACCAGTTGGTCGGTCCAGCTGTTGGTCCACGTGCTCTGATCGAACAGGTTGACCACGCGGGCCTGCAGGTCGAGCGACCCATTTGCCTCACCCAGCCGCAGCGCAGTGCTGATCAGCGCCTCGCCTGGGGGATAGTCATGGGTGAGGCCAGTGTTGATCTCGATCTCACCAGTAATCTGCGGCTGGACTACCAACCGGCGGTCCTCCACCCGATGAGAGACGACGATTGGCAGCTGGTAAGCCGAAAGGTTGAGCGGGTCACTGAAAGTGAGCTGCCCCTGCTGCAGGTCATACTCATACCAGGCGCTGTCCACGGGCGTTCCAGCAGCATCGACCACCTCCACGGCAGCCACACTGGTACGACCGAATGGCACTACCTGATTCGCCTGAGGCGATGCGATGGAGTGCTTGGCGGTATGGTGGATCAGGACCGTCTGTCCAGACTTGAAGGCCGGCACGCGGCCGTCTGCCGGCAAGCGCACCGACTCCAGACCGATCACTACCGCCGACAGCGGGATGGAGCGGAACACCACAGCGCCAATGTAGACCGTACCCGGCAGCACCAGGGTAGGCTTCCAAACTTGATCGCCAACCACCGCTGCAGGATCGAACCACGGCGCGCCTTCATTACCCGCCATCGGCACAAGCTGACCGAAGGCAACTTTCGCCACGCCCGTTTCCCAATCAATCGTGCCGGCCACCTGTGGGCCGCGGATGTTACCGTTGACATCCGCCGTTGCCGTCAGCTGGGTGCCGTCCACCACCACCGCCCTAAGCGTGAACACCCCCGGACGCAGGGGCGAGCCCGGGGCACGGAAGTAAACACCTGCCACGCCGTGGTCAGCGATGCGCGTG